AAACAACAGAAGCAGATACACCTGAAACAACAGAAGCAGATACACCTGAAACAACAGAAGAAAATACAACTGAAACACCAACAGAAAATACAACTGAAACACCAACAGAAAATACAACTGAAACACCAACAGAAAATACAACTGAAACACCAACAGAAAATACAACTGGAACAGCAACAGAAAATACAACTGGAACACCAACAGAAAATACAACTGAAACACCAACAGAAAATACAACTGATGATGAAGGTTCTGATGATGATTCGGTTATCAGTCTAGATGAAGATTCTGATACAGATAAATCCGGACAATCATTTGTTTTTGGAAGTGTTCAAGATTCTGATGATGATTAAGACTAATTTTATTATGTGTATAATATATAATGAACCCCATTATAGATTATATCTCCATCTTTCTCCTCTTGGTTGTATTGGATACCCCCTTTTTACAATTAACAAAACACCATTTTAATTCGATCGTTCACTCTATTCAAGGTAGTGATATTGAAATGAATTACGCAACTGCCATTATTACATATTCTATTATGGCGTATTCCTTCTACCATTTCATTATCACCAAAAAGGGAACCCTACAAGACGCAGCAATCCTTGGATTTATTACCTATGGTGTATTTGATTTCACCAATATGTCGATTTTCAAAGGATGGGATTTAGCGACTTCCTTGATGGATACAGCGTGGGGAACACTCTTATATACCCTCACTTATCTTTTATACAATCAATTACGTCATTGAGTTTGCTCGATAAAATGTTTCAAATCTTGTTGAATACTATCGAAAATATCAATCACTTCTGCTGTGTCAAAATAGGTTTCTTTCAATTTGTCGAACGGAACTAATAAATCAGAGGTGAATTCCTTTATTTTATCCGAAATCTGTAAGAGTTCGTGTGTTGCGTATATACTTTCTTGACATTTAAGTATCATAATTAAAAACGTGGAATACTCATCCATAATCTGTTTCAATTCGCGATATACGACTAATCGATTTTGATTATAATACCATCGCTTGATAAACTGAAATGAATTATACTTATCTATGAATAATGTGTCGTTATAAATAGATAATTTATCACCCACATTCAATTCCAATAAAATACTTAATTTATCCTTGAATTTATTAAATGTCTTGATTAAATCAAAAATATCATAATCTATATTTTTGACATACGTTAATGGTTTGAATTTATCAATCTCCTTTTTCAATGTGATGTCGTTATTTATCATCGTTGTATATAGTATATTCTTATAAATAATACTAGTCATTATTTATAATAATTATGTATAGTTTTATATTCATTTAAATGAATTAATTTTTATGGAATATAATCCATCGTGTTATTCTCATACATAGTGACATGAAATAGATCTTTATATCCTTCTACATACACCGTATCCGAATTAAATAATTCGTCACACCCGTGTTGGTTCATACAACTTCGTCCTTTGGAGGAAAGAGGGAGTTTTATCATTACATTATTCGAGGTCATGGTATAATAATTCCATTTATTACGACGCGTATCGATTTCACGACCGAATAAGGGAAGTATCATCTCCGGTTCTTTTGCGCGTGTTAGAATACCTAGTTGACGAAAAGGAGAGACAGTTCGATTGGTATGAACGCTCATTAATGTATTCGGGTAGTGAATAGTGCTTCCAATCGCAGACCCTCTTCCTCGAATGTTGCTTGTCATATATCCATGATTCTCTCTTTGTGGTGGAACATAGGGATTTAAAAATGTATCTGTTGGAGAATTCGATAACACTACATTCGGATTCGTATAAAAATCCTCCACGGGATTTTCTCTCTGAATAGGTTCCATAGGTTTGTATATCATTGTTGATTTCTCTCTTATTTTGAAATACAAGTAGATCGTCCCCACAAAAATCGCCACCAACACGACCCATACCACAATATTATTCATACACAATGTATTCTTACTACACTTTTTCATATATATTTCTAGTTATTTTTTTTATTTTTACCCATAAATCCACCAAGGTTTTTACTTATTTCGCTCAAATTGCCTAAACTCCCTTCTAAATTAAACGAGTTCATTCCATTCATTGCCTTTTGAGCGGATTCAATCATTGGGGTAATATCTTTAAAGGTTTCCATCAAGGATTTTTGTTGATTAATTAAATCCTTTGTTTCCTTTGTCAAGTTTTTCAATCCCCCCTTTCCAAGAATACTTGATAAATCCGCGAAACTTTCCTTCTGGGTATTGATAATATCAATCTCGTCCTCTTCATCGTCATCTTCTTGTCCGGCACCTTGAACCTCATCTTCCGCTTCTTCCTCTTCCTCCTCCGCTTCTGCTTCTTCTTGTTTTTTCTTCTTCTTATTTTCCATCCCCTCCATAATATTCTTGTTCTTACCATTTGCATAATAATCATTATAAGAGGACATCAAGTTCGTTCCTAAGGTTGCGACGCCTAAAATTACTGTCATATTCTTGGAATACATAGAAGTGATATATCCAAGAATAGCAAAGACAACCATCTCCTCAATACGATGATGATATAAATAGTAAATCACATTTGTAATTGCTACGACTGCCACAATATATAAGGTGACTTCACTCTTTAGAACATTTTGTAAGGGTTTCTGGAGAGATTTATTCAACTTCATTTATATTATATAATATTAAAAAAAATTGAAGAATTCTATTTCTTTTTTTTCCTTTCTATCCCCCAAGTTCCTCATAGAGATTATGGTAGAGAGAAAGTCTAAATATTATCTGGCATTTGTTGAATTATATAATCAGCGATTACATAGTATGTGGGATGTGAAAGAGTTACATTATAAGTATTTAACATCTATTGTCATAGATTTGGAGGATTTCTATTCCGGAGAATATAAAAACATTCAATCGAGTTTTATGGATCATTATTATCAACATATTGACCCTAGAACGACCCATCGAGAGATTGAAAATTATAATAGAATTGTGAAAAACCATAAATACTATGAATTGAATATTGTGGAAATTAATTATGAGGGTGATTTCCAGATCCCTTACCATACTGCCGTTTTAAAAACCCATTATTTACGTCTTCTTCAACGACGATGGAAACGTATCTACAAGGAACGAAAAGAAAAGATAAGACATCTTAAGAAACCATCCAATCTTATCCGACGCAGTCAATACGGTCATTAAAAATCAACATTCCTTATAAAACTTTTCCATACGATGTATTTCATTCTTTAGGGTTTTTATATGGGAGAGAACTCGTTTTCTCTCTTTTTTCAAGATAGAGAGGGTATATCCATCCTTCTCGTTGTAGGATAAGATATACGACAATAGTTTCTTGTGTTTATCTAAGGCAGCTTTTTTACGCTTAAGAATACTCTGAAATTCTTGTTCAAGGAGAGAACATACATTTTTCTTAGATATATCGCGTTTAAATTCCTTATACAAGGTCTCATTCTCTCTTGTATAATAATCAATCTCATTCTTTAGTTCCCGAGCAATCAGTTCTCTCTCATATAAAGAATGTCTCATTAGTGGTGTGGGTTCTTCCGTCATTGTATTATCCATAATATATATTTTAAATATATTAAAAATAAATATTTATCTCTTGTATTACTATATTTAGAATGACCAAAGAACAATACGAACCCCTCCTTGCTGAAACCAACGACCGTTTCGTTATGTTTCCAATACAGCATAATGACATCTGGAAAATGTATAAAAAGCAGATGGACTGTTTTTGGAGAGCGGAGGAGATCGATTTAACAAAGGATTTAAAAGATTGGAATACATTAACACCTAANGANCAGCATTTCATTAAAATGGTATTGGCNTTTTTCGCTGCAAGTGATGGTATTGTTATTGAAAACCTTGGATTGCGTTTTTTGAAAGACGTACAAAATTGTGAGGCACGTGCGTTCTACACATTTCAAATGATGATGGAAAGTATCCATAGTGAGACATATTCACTCTTGATTGACACCTACATTAAGGATAAAGAAGAACGACATAATCTTTTCCGTGCGTTGGACGAGTTTCCATGTATTAAACATAAAGGAGAGTGGGCGATGAAGTGGATTGAAGATAAGCGAAGTTCTTTTGCCACCCGGTTAGTTGCCTTTGCGTGTGTAGAAGGTATTTTCTTTAGTGGTTCGTTCTGCGCGATCTTCTGGTTGAAGAAGCGTGGTCTTATGCCAGGTCTTACTTTGAGTAATGAGTTTATTTCTCGAGATGAAGGTATGCATACAGACTTTGCTGTGTTGTTGTATAGTAAATTAGAGAAGAAATTAACGAAGAAGAAAATCCATGAGATTGTGAAGGAGGCAGTAAGTATTGAAAAGGAGTTCATTTGTGAATCACTTCCTTGTAAATTGATTGGTATGAATTCCGAATTGATGACAAAGTATATTGAGTTTGTAGCAGATCGTTTGGTCACCCAACTGGGATATGATAAAATTTATAATACTGGAAATCCTTTCGACTTTATGGAAATGATTAGTTTAGAGAGAAAGGCGAATTTCTTCGAAACCTTTAATACTGAATATTCCTTGAGTAATGGAGAGAAATTGGAAGAAACCTTTAATATTGAGGAAACCGAATTTTAATTCTCTTTTTAATATATAATGCCACCTTTACCATCGTCAGAACAACCTCCTCATTTAGAGAATATTCCTCCAAACCCTCCACGATTAGTCCGTTCACCTGGACGAAGTCATACAATGACTACAACACAAGGAAATCAACAAAATACACAGCAACAATTACAAAGTGGTAGTGGGAAGAAAAAAGGTAAAACAAGACGGAGAAGGAGACCACAAAGACGAACTAGACGTCGTGTTCCAAGAAGAACCAGAGGTCGAAGAACTCAATAAATAAATAACATATTTATTATTTATTTATAAAATTAGTTATGTTTCTTTCTATCATCAGTGAAGGATCTTGTTCTTTCATATTCTTTGATACGTTGCTTTACTTCATTCATTTTAAAATTATGTAATGACATTAAATTTTCTTTAGATAACAAATAATTTGATTTATTCCATTCTGTAGAATAAAAACATTGTTTTATAAATGAATGAATATAACTTTTTCGTGTATGAAGTAAAGACCTAATAGTAATCATCTTAGAGTACATACTATAAAGAATAGTATATCTTTATTATATTTTCTCTCTTCATAAAATTGAAAACTACGTACCAGAAAAGTAAGACACACTAAAACTTCGAATGAACTCAAAACATAAAGAACTCCAAACTCGAAGATATTTCAAACAACGACTGGAGGAATTAAAACTATCTTATGTAGAAGGATGGAATACACCCTATCAATTTCCATCTATTATTTCGAATATAACCCACGGATGTTCCTTATTATCCAGAGATTATATTCGAAAAATGAATTATCATTTGAAAATTCACAAATTGATGATGAATATTATAAAAAAGATGTTTAAATTTCATCGACACAATCCAGACAAATGGAAGGATTTTCTTGATTTATTTGACCCCATAAAAAATCCACGAAAACAAGGAATAATGAATTCGCTGGAAACCATATATAATACATATCTCGACTATCGATTGAAAGAGGAATTATATGGTCTTATTCGAAATCAAGTGGGTAAGAATACATCCACCAAACCATCATTCGACAAATATTCAGGTGACCTCTATATCGTTCAATTGAGAGAAGATGTGGTTTCCAATCGGTCTCTCTATAAAATAGGAATGACCAATCGAACCATGAAAGAACGAATACGAGGTTACCCCAAAGGAAGTAGAATTCAAATATCCATTCATTTTAATCAACACACAAAGACAATAAAAGATATGGAAACTCAATGGATCGCATTATGTAAAGGTTCTTCCTCTTTAAGAAATTGTCCTGAACGAGGAAATGAATATTTCGAAGGTGACATGAATGAAATAAAAGAATATCTCTATAAGGTATCCTCCATCTGAACCCCATTATCGATACCGTCGATTCATCGGTTTTCGCATATATTTCGAATTCTTTTCATATTGTTTTCGAAGAATAGTTCGCATATCGAATTTGAATTGAGTTAATTTCGGTTTTGGAACTTCCATTCTAAATTCAATATCTTCATATCGTTGAGGAATATTCCATCCTATAAAATCGAGGTAAAAACATTGGGTATTCAAATCCATGGGTCGAACAGTATATTCAATATTTTTGATGTCATAAAAATAGGAATGTTCCGTCCAAGTATTCACTTTATAGATGACTTTCTGATCAATCACGCGTTTCTTTCCGTGTTGTAGTTGAACGATATCAGGGTCACCACACACATAAAACTGACTTCTGTCAATTGTCATCTTTTTCTCTATGACACGTGATTGGATAATATTATCTTCATATCCCCATCCCCATATATTAGGAAATCCACCTACATCCTCGAAATCTTTTCCTTGAATGGAGAATATCCCACCCAAGGCAAATTGAAATCCGTAAAAATGTTTAATTTTCTTCTCTTCGGTCTCATACGAAATCATATTTTTCCTTGAAGGCATTGTATCAATATCGTGGAATACAAATGTAATTTCCTTATATCGTTCATGAAACAGATATTTCGAGATCATAAATCCTAAATTTTTCATTGCACCTCGATTAAAGGGACGCGTGTCTTTCTGATTACATACGAGGTATAACACTTCATTCTCTTTGTAGTCCTCCATAATATATTTCATAAATGTAGAAAAGACATTTAAATGAGTCTCACGATTACGAAAAGGAATAATAAAAATAACTTTCACATCTTTAAATGAAGTTTGAAGATGAGGAATGAGATCCATATATTTATAAATACATATTATTATACGATATTATACTTTTCCTTGATTTTAGAAGGCACTAACTGATCCTTCAACTTCTCGATTTTCTTGAAACATTTATTAATCGTCACTTCACTCACTTCACTAACAAGACGAACATCTTTCTTTGTCACATTCAAGTGACAGTATTGTGAGATGAAATACACAATTCCACAAGCAACCGAATGAGGTGTATTTTCGGGAATGAGATTATTCTTCTCAATACGTAGCGCGATAAAGAAACATAATTTCGTTAATTCAGCATTCATATTCAACTTGCTACAGTATCGTTCAATAAAGGCAGTAGGTTTTGTCTGACACATCATTGTTTTATCTTCCACATTCATATTCTTCTCTAGTTTATTCAAGATAATCAAAGCATTCTTACACCCTTTCGTCGCACTTGTATTATCTAAATAGAAGATAGACGCAATTTCTTTGGGTGTTCGAGGTGTTTCATTCATTCGACAGGAAATGTAAATGGAAGCCGCAATAATCCCATCGCGGTTGAGAGAACGGAATGTCTTCTCTTCGGAAATTTTCTTATACATTCGAAGGGCATCGTCAATAATGAGTTTGGGAATACCTTTTTGATTTGCCATAATTTTAATTCTCTCAAATTCATCGTATTGGGATTTTTCTTTATACGGCATCGATTGCCATTCCGTATATCGGCGTATCTTTCTCATCTCATAACTACTTCGTCCATTACAAATGACCTTACATCCAAAAGAGGATTCCTTTAATAACGGATTTGTCGGCATACCACAGCGTGTTGGATCCCCACTATTATTATCATTCGCACCATAATAACGCCATTCTGCGGTTTCATCGAGTGTATCATAATAGATAATACCACACGCCGTATTGGAACAAATTAAGTATCCCTCGTCACCTACATATAACGCGTTCGAGCATAAATCGCAGAATTCACGCTTTTTCACACTACGTTCCTCGTTCGATAAAGGAACATCTTTTTGCTTTTTATCTTCTTCAAAGAGAGACCAAATTTTTTTCATATCTCTAGAATTCTTATTTTTCTTCGTTTTATTTCCTACATCATACAGTTTTCCTTTCTTAGTAGAACGGTTTTTTATCATATTGGAAATCATTGTTGTATTAATATAAAGATAATATTTTATTTCAATTTTTTACACTCATTATATATATGACAAAGAGAGAAAAGAGACGAACTCAGAGAAATCAACGACGTGGAGGTCGAAGAACAAGGAAGTATAATCATGGAAGAACCAAGAGAAAAAGTTGGATATATAATTATTTCCTTGGACGCGTATAATATTTCATAAAATTGATATAGAAATATTATCCTTATTTTTGGTATAATTAATAATGATCGTTCAGGATCCTGAAACCTTCCGTGCGAATATTGTAAATAAACTGAATACCTTATTGGAGGATCATAAGAAATCGGTAAATATTGAAAAAAGTATTTATAATTATTCCATTCGAGAATCAACTTATAAAAAGATTGTAAAGAAATGGGATAATGAATATTTTGTAATGATTTATATGGATAAATTTAGAATGATATGGATTAATTTAAAAGATACACGAAATCAATTCTTACAGCGTATTAAAAACAAGGAAATTCAGTGTAAAAATGTAGGGTTTCTTACACACCAAGAAGTCTATCCCGAAAATTGGAGAGAACTCATTGATGCGAAAATGGAACGAGATAAAAATAAATATTCAGATGATATGCGTATTGCGACAAGTGAATTCAAATGTCGTAAGTGTAATAAACGAATGTGTACTTATTATCAATTACAAACACGGTCAGCAGATGAACCTATCACAACATTCGTTCAATGTTTGAATTGTAACAATCGATGGAAATGTTAATAATCCACTAATTCCAATTCATTTAAAGGCCAATACTCTTTTTTCCCATTTGGTAATGGACGAACTACAATATAAGGTAATACTTTCTCATTTAGTTCTTTTTCGGCAATAACATATCCATCAATAATATCCTTTTCTACCTCTACATAGGGTTCCGAACCCGAATTAATTTGTTTGGTTCGTAATCCTAGAATACGTGCTTTTTCAAATTTGGTTAATATAGGAATAGTACGATGAAGAGGATCAATAACACTCCCATAAATATCACGAACTACTTTCGAAAGAGCATTGATTTCATCGTAATTTTGTTGTAGTATATCCGGATGATTCTCTAATATATAATTTTTTTTCATATCTTCATCAAACTTTACTAAATGATCGTCGTCTTCTTCATCTGTATCTTCATCATCTTCTTCTTCATCATCATCTTGTTCTCCACCACTTTCCTCATCTTCTCCTAATATATCAAGTAATTCTTGATCCTCATCAAATTCACTCTCTCCATCAGAATGATGTGGTTCCTCTTCTTGTTCTGAAGGTTCAAAAATAGACTCGTTCTCATCAAATTCAAACTCCATTCTTATATGAATAAAAGATATAAATTAATTTTAATTCAATTTTTTAATTTATATCTTTCGTTTCCCAAACTGTGTCACAATGGACACACATATAGATATATTTCAGGTTACTTTCGTCATAACGTAAATAGATAACTTCATTTTCTACACTATCTGTATGACTTTCACATTCTTTGTTAGGACATTGGATATTATAAATTCGGGGCAAGGTAGGATCTAATTTTGTGTATTCATTAACAAGGTGATTATATGTTTTCTTATTATTTTGAATAATCATTCTGGAAACTGTAATATCAGTATTTGTGATATTTTCATTTTCGTGTCCGCAACGACGGCAATAATAAATTAACTTATTTTCATCCGTATCTGAAATACGAATGTAATACATATTATTACACTCACTACAGAAATGCATCTTTATATAGTATAAGAATACATTTGTTTTAATTTATTATTCAATTTTATTGTATAATTCCAGAATTTCTCTCTTCTTATTGGGATAATTCATATGCACGTGAAAACTATAGACCTTACAATAATAACTTTCTTCTCGTGGGTTCTTCTTGAGTTCTTTCTCTAAACGCTCCATCAATCTCTCTTTGCATTCGCGCAAATGTTTATAAATATAGGGTTCAAAGAGTTGTCGCTCGTATATATTTTTCTGTTGAAACATATCCAAGATACCCCCCTTAAAGGTTTGATAAGTAATACATTTCTTATATAGTTCTATTTCTTTCTTGTGTTTTTTACTACATATTCCCGGCTCATTTAAGAGGGGTTCATCATTCATAATGGACGCAATTGTAAGCAAGAGTGAACGTATGTTTTGACACGACGTCCAACCATCACCATGCCAGTTGTTGAGAATAGAGAGACACACTTTTCCATTTCGATACAGATTAGGATTAATCCGAACATTGTCTTGATACGAAGTAATAGTGACTTTTGGAGGATTGTGAGGATAATCATCGTGAAAAAGAAGTTCGAAGAAATAAACACCATCTTCATAAGGTGTTCCTTTTCGTCCAATAATCATTGCATGACCTTTCATCATATCTTCCTCATTCTGTTGATAATAAATACCATCTTCTATTAATGGATTCTTATATATATCGGATACATCCTTTAAGAGACGTTTAAAGGTTAATGATGTTGCCATTATATTACCATATATGCTTTATCTTTATATACGTTTTCATTTTGTTTTCTATTTTTTTTATCTACATTCATTAAAAAATTGAGATAAAAAAATATTGTAATATATTATTATCAATCAAGAATGAAATATCAAAACCTTGATCATTTCCTTCGTGAGCATCGAACCACCAGTAAGGAGAATATTACACATACAAAGATTGGTAATGGAAAAGATATATACCCTGGAAAATATAGTATTCCAGAAGAGAAATTACAACTCTTCTATAAACTCTATCATAAGCATGTATTTGTGAATAAACAGTCTGAATATTTGACAGAAGTTCAATTAAGAAACAATCATTCTCCTATTCTAGTGGATTTCGATTTCAGATATGAAACGAATGTAAAAGAGAGAAAACATTCTGAGGAACATATCATTGATTTGATTCATTTGTATATTGATAAACTAAGAGAAGTAATGGATATAAATGAGGAGATGACACTTCCCATATATATTCTGGAGAAGGATAGTGTGATTCAAACAGAAGATGTTACTAAGGATGGCATTCATATGATTATCCAAATGGGGATGAGTAATTCCGTTCAAGAAATCCTACGAGAAAAGGTGATGGAGGATATTGGAGATATATTGGATGACCTAAACTTGAAAAACAGTTACGATGAAGTGTTGGATGAGGGAATTACCAAGGGTCATACAAACTGGCAGATGTATGGTTCTCAAAAGCCAGATAACATCCCCTATAAATTAACCTATTGTTTCCATGCCATTATTCGTGATGAAGACATCGACTTGAAGAAACAAGATATTGAAAACAGCGTTCAATTCATTACTTCTCTTATGGCAAGAACTCCCTCAAGAACAACCTTTCCATTAAAACATGAGATCCAGAAAAAGATAGAAGAAGTTTCTAAGAAAAAGAAGAATGTGAAACTTCGTATTGTTCGAAGTGTGAAAACATATCAATATAGTAAGATTAAATCTATCCAAGATATTCAAGACCGTCTAAATGAAATCTTTGATAACCTTTCAGTAGAAGATTATATTGTGAAAGAAACACATTTCTATTTGATGTCATTACCAAAAATATATTCAGACGACTATCATAAATGGATCCGATGTGGTATGGCACTCAAATATTGTGATGAAAGACTATACTATTCATGGTTGCTGTTTAGCAGTCAATCAGAGAAATTTAATATTGACGAATTAGACAACTTCCAAGAATTTTGGGAACAATTCAATACAACTAGTACTAAGTCTCTTACAGAACGAAGTATTATGTATTGGGCGAAGAAAGAAAATCCCGAAAAGTATTATGAAATAAGAAAAGAAACAATTGATTATTATATTCAATTGACTATTGATACTGCGACGGAATGGGATATTGCTCATGTTCTTTATCAGTTATTCAAGGATGAATTCCGTTGTGCAAGTTTGAAGAATAATATATGGTATCAATTTAAAAATCATCGTTGGAATGAGATTGACAAGGGTTCATCACTTCGATATAATATCTCTAGAACACTTTCCAATATTTATTCGGAGAAGTCTCGAGAATATATAAGTCAATGTAATAATGAAGACTTAGAAGATGAGTTGGTGGAAAAGTATCGACAACTTTCTATTAAGTATAATGAAATAGCAAGTAAGTTAAAGAGAACAACATTTAAACAAAATGTCATGAAAGAGGCAGCTGAAATATTCTATGAGAAAGATCAGCGATTTATGAAGTTGTTGGATACAAATCGATATTTGCTGTGTTTCACCAATGGTGTGTGGGACTTTGAAAATAAGATTTTCCGAAATGGGTATCCTGAGGATTACATATCGCTATGTACGAATATTCCCTATTACCCAATTAATCGGGATTCAGAAGAAGATGTTCGTATTATAAATGAAATCAATGACTTTATGTATAAATTGTTTCCGAACAAGGAATTACGGCGATATATGTGGGATCACCTAAGTTCAACATTAATTGGAACTAACAAAAATCAGACGTTTAACATTTACAATGGGTGTGGTAGTAATGGAAAATCTAAACTCGTAAATATCATGGAGAATGTTCTTGGTGATTATAAGGGTGTAGTTCCGATTACACTTGTCACACAAAAGAGAACGAGTGTTGGTAGTGTAACGCCGGAGGTTGCTGCGTTGAAGGGTATTCGATATGCCGTAATGAGCGAACCCTCGAAATCGGAACGCTTGAATGACGGTCTTATGAAACAACTCACAGGTGAAGACCCCATTGAAGCACGTGCCTTATATAAGGATCCCATTACATTCATTCCTCAATTCAAGTTGGTTGTATGCACGAATAATCTCTTTGATATTAAGAGTAATGATGATGGAACGTGGCGTCGTATCCGTCTATGTGAATTTATGTCGAAGTTTGTTGAAAATCCACGACCGAAAGAGGAGATTGAAGAAGAAAATTACTATGAGTTCAAGATTGATAAGGAGTTGGATAAGAAGATTGAAGAATGGAAATTGATCTTTATGTCGCTCTTAGTGGAACGAGCAGTAGAAATTAATGGGGATGTTTCAGATTGTGATATTATTATGTCGGCAAGTAACGAATACCGTAAAGGACAAGATTACCTTTTGGAATTCTTTAATGAGAAGATCCGAAAAACGGAAGGTTCGAATCGAGGTCTTAAAAAACATGAAGTCTATACTGAATTCAAGTCTTGGTATCAAAGTGTGATTGGAAAATCGCCACCAAAGAGTAGTGAATTGTATGATTTCTTAAATAAAAAATTAGGAAAGCATAAACCGAATAAAGGTTGGGTTGGATATTCTATTGAATATGGTGATGATGAAGAGGATGAGGAGGATATTATTGAAAGTTAAGTATTGGTTAAAGGGACAGTAATGTATCGTTGGAAAGGGAAAAGGGTAAATAAAAGTAATCCTCCCATATAATATTGATGTATTCTCATTTTATATTTTCGTGTTAAGATAAGCAGGACAAGATAAGTGAGAAGTAAGAACCAATAAATATACCATATAATTTTGTAGATGTTATAATAAAAAAGTATTCTATCATTTTTATAGTATGTATTCCGATTATCAATCTGATTTGAATTTTCAACGCGACGAATATTTTTCTCTAATTCGCGATTTTCACTTCTATACTTGAGAATTAACTCTTTGATATGTTTATTCGCAAGTGCGCTGTTTCTTAAATTCTCCAGTTCTCCTTCAATACTATTTTTATAGTTGGAAAACATTGTATTCATTTCCTCAACAAATCCATTTGAGGCTGCGATAGCATTCTGATTTATTTTTTGCTCGTATGCTCGATCACCATCCCTCTGTCGTAAATACGCTTCTCGTGCCCTTCGATAAACATCAGGTGCGTTTTGTTTATTCTCTCTCGCATCTAAATAAGTTTGATGTTTATTTCGTAAATTCTGATCGCGCTGACACGCTTCATCACAATCCAAGAGAGTGCTATTGTTTATATTTGTAATTGCTCGATTGATATTATTACTTAGGAAATCATAATTATCAGGCAAAGGTATTTCTTCCATTCGATTATTTAATGTATTGCTTTGTATTCCGTCCATAATTCTTATATACTATGTAGAAATTATAATATGATTTTTACATAGCAAGTTTAACATTTATTCATAATAGGTTCGATATTTTCATTCACTATACTATCTTGATCAAAAGAAGTAATGGCATTCTTATCGTAATGGAAATTGTATTTTCCATAATCGAATTCATTACGATTAGATAAATCATAAACGTTGATTAAGACATTGATAATTAACACACTCAAAATGGCAATAATAAGAATAGTTGCTACATTTTGGGGAAGTATTCCTTGTTTGAGAAGGAGAGAAACAACTAACACTAAGGTGAACCCAACCGCAATTCGTCGAAGAATACCAATATGAGCGGCATAACGATCACTTTCCCATCTTCCTAATTCTACCAATCGCCGTTTATTTTGTTTATTACTTTCTAAACTCCCAATATTCTGTCTTGTTCGCAATAATTCATCTTCGATCACATTTGCCAATGCCATCTGATTCGCAATACTTTCTCTCTCACTATTTAACATATTTTGTTTGGTAGCATAAATAATTCCTAACTCATTAAATAATTGTTGTCGAATATTTGCAAGTTCATCAATCTTCTTTGCAAGTGCTTGATCTGTTTTTGCATCACCATCTCCTCGTGCAAGCGATTGTTCTAGTTGACTAAATAATTGTTTTTCTACCTCTTGTAATCGTTCGATACTTGCTAAGATACTCTGTTGTTCATCCGCGCTATTTGTCATTTATATATTATACGAATATAAAATTACGTATTTATTTCCTTCGAATTAGGTATATTCCACCTCCTATAATACACGCAATAAAGAGAACCCATAACATATAAGAACTATAACGAACCTTATTCACCTCTGCCATATGTTCTTTTAAGGCATCTAGTTTATTGATTTCACGATCCATCTTTTGATATTGGGAAAGTAAATACGAAAACTTATCCATCATCATCGTCATATCCTCATTTTGATCTCCTTTGAATGCCTTCACAGTATTCAATTTTTGTTGAAGATTATTCACCTTTTCATTAATTTCCCTTGCCTTCTCCATGACTAACTTCTCTCTTGTTTCATCTCTTGAGGGAAGGAATCCTTCCACGGTATTTCTTCTTTGCTCACTTTTTTCCATTGTATCTCGTATTTCCTGATTTAATTTCGATAGACCACATAAAGTATCCTTCTTCATATCATCTCCTTTTATGAAAGAATTGAATACACTCCATTGGACGTCTTTAATTGAAGTCGGACACGAACCTGTATCATTTTCTGTATTCTCATTAGGATACATTCGTAATTTATTGTTCATTGTAACATACCCTGTACCAGACATCAATTTATCATCCATAATGTGGGAGTATACCGCATTCGCCCAACCTAAACCATAGACATTACGATCTAAAGTTCTTCGACACCGTCTAGTGCGACCTAAATTATTATACGTATCCTCATTTCCCGCCCAACATTCACCCCGACCTAACAAGGTTAATTCATTTCTTCGATCTACACGTGTACGAACAGTTCTAGCTCGAATATCACGAAGTCTAAAATTAACTCTATCTTGACGATTCGAAGAATGACGAACGCGTATGGTAATTCGATGAGGACCACGTAAATTACGAACATTAAAATGTTGTGTTCCTGGAATAGAATTACGAGAATAATTAATACCACGATTATTTCTTGCACGAATATTGACTTCTACGCGGGTAGATCCACGATTAGTTGTGGATAATCCCCATCGGAAACTAATACGGTCGTAGAAGGTCATATCAATAAAATTCGAACGATAGATTACATCAATTGTTGTTGATTGGGTGACAATAGTTCGACGACGTATTCTCCAACCACGTCTAACCCATCTTCGTCGAACACGTCGAATACCTACACCATTAATAATAATAGGATGATTGTTATCTCTACGAATACGTCCGCTTCGTAACACACGACGAATACGTCTAAAACGATGTGGGTTAGTTCTTCGGGAATATAATACTGTCGTAGTTCCAACACGACGAACACCACGAAGAAGAGAGAAACGATTTCCAGATACGTTCACAATACCACGACATCTACGATTACGATTACATTGTTGAATTGCTCTATTTCGAGGTAGTAGTCTTCTTGATAAGAGTGAAGATGGATGAATGCGTGTTCGAAGAGAACGATATTGATTGGTTACGGTTGGACGATAATTCTGTAATCCATAGTGAGCAAATCCTCGCATACTGGAGGCAACACTACACTGATCTTTAGTCATTCGTCTTCCGAGTAATCTAGGTAACATCCTTCGTCGATTATCCGCAAAACAACCTTCATATTTTTCATTGAATTGGAGAGAAATGAAATAGGTTCCATTTTGATTTAATTCACCACGACGTATTTGATTCAGGACATTTCTTGGAAGTAATCCTGTCCGTGTATTTTTTGCATTATCGAATATACGACTAGATACACGATTTACTAACGTATAATTATTCTTAATAATACGGATATTGGATATAATCACACCACATGACCGAGAAGGAACATTAGATAGATCAATTCTCATCATACTAGCACGCCGACTCTGATGAAAAAGAGGAATTTGTATTTCTTGTTGGTTCCTTGTGACTTGATGTGAAGAGAGAACACGACGAGCACGCCCTTGATAATAAACTATAATAGTAATACGTTCTCGACCACATTTTCCACGAATACGAAGAAAGATTTGCTCCTTCTCAATATTTCCAACGCGGACATTTTGCCCCTCTAATCCACATGGCTCACCAGCAGTCATAGGTTCTCCCTCTTCTAAACCCATATGTCTTAAGGTTGTATGGTGTGTTTTTTCAATATTATTCCCACAAGTGAAATGTTTATTATTCCAAAAGTTTCCCCATTTTCTCGCAATACCAAATCGATTTACATAGTATTTCTCTCCATTTGGGAGTTGAATGGTTTTTCCAGCACCATCACTGTATACTGCGTTAACTACACGTCGTGTATTATGATTAACTTCTTCTTCCTGAGGTATATATCCACTGAGTATGTCATTGTATTCTTTAATGTTTTTCTCCAAATCGTTAATTTCACCCGATATATTCTTTTTAAGCGGATCATTTTCTACGGTAAATCCTTCCACTACATTTTCAGAATTCATCGGTGTTTCAAGATGATCTAATTCACCGCGTTTCCAATCCTCGTCCACCTCTTCTACGGTGAAAAAATCGTTCTTTTCAATCAATTTATTACCTAAATATAAATCCATCATCATTTCTTGATTGTCGATCAAGGTATAACTTGGATTTTTCAAGTAGTTCATAATTGTATCATTCATATATATATAAATACTATAAATATATATGATTATTTTTTAGTGATTTGTCGGAACGTGAAAACACTTATTCCAGTCACTACAAGGATCCAGAAAATGTATTCATAATACTTTTTGGTAATCATTTTATCAATATCCTTATAATCACGCGCATACGTATTTGCCCGACTTGTATCCAAATCCAAACGTTCTCTCTCATTATTCAATTCTTGAATCTTCCTAGCAATCTCCTCACGCATCTCTTGAATAGTCTGTTGATTTTCATTATTTGTTAATCCTTCAAATCCTTCTACACTTCCTTGTACCTTGTTATTTTGACGCTCTACTTTCTGTAACTCTTCTTGAAGTTCTTGTCCTTTTTCAATTAATTGTTTATTCAATTCATCCACGCGTGCTTTTGTTTCTGTATTCGTAAATATTGCACACGTATCCGTAGTTTCCATAGTCCCCGAGAGAGGAATACGATTATAAATAGCATCCGACAAATTTCGGATTTTACTAGGACACCCGTTCCGCTTCAACATCTCGAATAAATCCATATTGGGAACGATTTTACGTGAACCATCTGGTGTGACCCATGAGATTTGTTTTGTTCTTGAATTTCGTATCATAGTTCCTTCTAAATTACAAGGGACATCCCTACCTAGAGGTTGTCCTTCTTTTGTCTTATCATGTAATTGGAGAGAACGCGACCTATTTTGAAATCCAACCGGACAATTCGTATTTCTTCGACGTTGTTGATGACTACGAGGACCCGACCAATGTCTTCTATTATCATACTGACGATAATATCCATATTTATTTAAATGATACCGAATTGGGTGACGACCGTCCGCCATCATTTGTCTTCCTGTGATATTTACATTTCCTAAATCCCGAATATTTCGTGCTTGTTTCAACTCTTTCATATAATCACTATGTGCTAAGGCATAATCCTCGGTAAGACGATTGTATTCACGCTGTAACTTTTCTAAACGTTCGGATTTAATCGTTAATCGATCTTCGGGAGGTGTATCATTCATATTCTGCATAGTTTCAATATAAGACCCCAATGTATCTGTTGTGGATTTTTTGATTAAACCTAAACGATCATCACCTATTGTTGAATGATACCTTTTCCTATTGTTTAATAATTGTTTTCCTTTTGTTAGATTGATTTTATCTATAGTATGGATACACGACATATATATTAATACATTATAAAAATCTATTCACGATATAATTTTATTAATATACTACTTATTGCAACAATACCAACAAGATAAATAGCGTAAATATACATATTCCTACGAAAGATAAATTCCGAATTTTCATAGCGTTCATCAGACGCGTTATTTGAGTTTTTTAATTCAGACCATCGACTATGAAGACTTTTATATTCCTCTTTCAATTTATCTAATTCGCGGTCATTCTTATGGAAAGTTGAATTCACACCATTATAATAACCTTGAATCTTATTCTCGAGTAAAAAAAGTTCTTGAAATACATCGTTAAGATTGTTTCGGTCTTGTTCGTATTTATTCACAATACTTTCATTGCTAGGATTCAACTTCATCTCTCGAAAACTATTCTTAATTTCATCAATTACAATTTGAAAACTTGTTCTGTGATTTTCCAAATCCTTTCTATATTGTGTAATATTCGGCATTCAAATATATACTACTTCAATATTTTTATTGAATACAATAACGATAATAATAGGAAATCATTGAGGTCGGGCTTTTCCTCTTAATTTCGCATAGTTGTCCTGGTTTAATTCCAAGTGTAATTGCCACAGGATCAAAACGTGATATAGTCGGCATTTCTGTTTTAGGGTTCTTTATATTATATCGATAATAAATATGTTTTGCCTCTTCTTCGTCTAGAATACGATGAGGAGGAACAAAGGAATGTTTTAGAATATTAAATTGTAGTCGTTTTAAGGAACGAACACGAACATAAATATGATCGTTATACCATATTTGTTTCATTGTTTTTTCCAAGGTATCATTGGGGTCATCCTTGGTAATAAAGATGACTTGATCCGTTTTTGGATCCAGAATATTCTCAATTCGATATAAGTTTTCGATAATATCATACATATTCATAGGTCGAATACTTTTATTAATATAATATTTCACAAAAATCTTATGTTGTCTATTATTTTCTACTATCATATCTAATTGTTTGTTTTTCAACATAATATGAATTTCACTGGTTGTAAATCCTTTATAATTATCAACATTATATCCAGAGTGTTCTAATTGTTCAAGCAGTATATTTCGTGCGTTAAAGACAACATTGACTAAATTGCTACCCATACTTTGTTATATACATAAGATAATAAAGTATATTTAATTCAATTTTATCAATTATAGATTTCGACCTAATGTTTTATACTTCAAGTATTGGATCCTAGATATCGAGGAATTTTGACTGGTTAGAGGGGAATTTTTCTTTTTATTGTAGAAGTTTTCTTGACTATCTTTCGTAACAACACGTCGAGAAGCGATTCGATACATGGAGGTAGAACTTTGCTTAATAGGTGTGATTTTCAAATTATAACTATCTGTATTCATCTATATATAGTACTTAGATTGTAATTGTTTTCTTTTCTTCATTTTCTCTCTTAATTATGAATTCATCAAGTTCATGTTTGACATCTTTCTTTTCTTCTTCTACATCGGTGAGTAGATGAACACCGGCAAGTTCAAGAGTTTGATCCGTGTGAGAACCCCCTCCTGCTTGACTAGAAGGCACTTTTTCTCTCACGATAATCTTTACTTTGTCTTGGAAGTTATCTATCTCATCCGGAGAGAAATGTTTTTGAATAGGTTGTTCTTTTATCTTATTTAAAGTTTCTCTCATTCTATCTATGGTTTGATACACTTGATTCCAAGGTGAAATATTTTGGAAGTTGTTCACTCGTATCATTTCCTCCATTATATGTACCATTCTTGGATCAAAGAACACTTCTATTTTTTGTGTATTGTTTAATTCCTCATAAGAAAGAGGCATATTCATCCCTAAATGAGTAAGTAATTCTTCGTAGAGTTCAATGAATTCTTCTTTTTCCATATCATTGAGTGAAGATATATCTGTTGGACTTTGTGGTTCATACTTTTGTGATGTAGGTTGATACTGTGGTGACGTGGGTTGATACTGTGGTGATGTAGGTTGATAATCGGGTGATGTAGGTTGATAATCGGGTGATGTAGGTTGATACTGTGGTGACGTGGGTTGATAATCGGGTGATGTGGGTTGATACTGTGGTAATTCACGCTCAGGTTCAAGAGTTGTTTCTCTCTCTACACGTGGAGGTTTCCCACTCAATATATTGTTTTGGAAACGTTGATGACATTGATTTAATTCATTTTGTGTATGAGTTGCGTATTCATTTTTCACTTCTTCATAACTGTTCTTCCCCGTATTTAATTCAATAGTCTTCGTATTTCCAATAATGGAAGTCAATTGATTGATATTATCACTCGTAATAATACGCATTTGGATATTCATCGCATTCAACTCCTGCATCAACAATTTGAAGGAATAAGGAATACGAACTATACTAAAATCGCGACCATATAAACTCTTATTTTCCAATTGAATGTTATTATCAAATACACCCTTGAACTGAATGGGTCCATCCAACATTGGGCTTAGATAAATATTCTTAGTTTCATTATAAATTGCGATACTACCTGTATTATTACATACTGCCATATAATATTCATCTCCTCGAACCAACATCGATTCATTCAAGAAGGAAGACATACCGTGACATAATAAAGCATCACGTTCCATTTCACCCACACGAAGACCCCCGTCTTTTGCACGACCTCCAATTGTTTGTCTTGTTAATTGAGTGCGTGGCCCTCTTGCGCGATAATTGATCTTGTCCTTTACCATATGTTTTAACCGTAAATAATAAGTGGGACCTATGAAAATATCACTCTCCAACATTTCTCCTGTCATTCCATTATAAAGAATTTCATTTCCTGAAGAATGGTAACCGTTCTTCTGTAGCATCTTTCCAAAGACCTCATGTTTACTTCCTTGATTTACAAACGCAGTACAATCACCATATGACCCTTGTGATAAACATACTTTACCAATAAGACATTCTACTAATTGTCCGATAGTCATACGACTGGGTAAGGCATGTGGATTAACAATAAGATCAGGACGAATACCATCTTTTGTGAATGGCATGTTTTCCTCGTCCAAAATAATACCTACAGTACCTTTTTGTCCTGCTCTCGAACAAAATTTATCTCCAATTGATGGTTTTCTCTCTTCACGAATACGAACCTTAGCAATACGATTTCCTTCCTCTCCTTCTGTCATATAGGTTTTATCAACAATTCCTAATTGTCCCTTCTTCGGAAAGATAGAACTATCTAAGAATGTATTTGGTTCTTGGAGAGAAAGGGTACATTTCCCAATTACTACCTTCTTATCATCGATTACCTCATTTTCTTTAATCAGACCTTGCTCGTCTAAATATGAGTAATTATACCCTGGTTTTAATCCAACCATATTTGACATTCGTGATTCAATATTACAAAAATGGCTATCTACGTTTGTTCCAGATACTTTACTTGATTCTTCATATGCTTCATACATATTAAAATATGTAGTTCGGAATAATCCACGTTCAATTGCTGATTTATTAAAGATGAGTGCGTCTTCTACATTATATCCATTATAACACATGATTGCTACAATAGCATTCTCTCCATAAGGGTGTTGACTTTTAGTAATATAATCATAATATTTGCTTTTAATTAGAGGTGTTTGTCCGTAATTCAATAGAACACCCATTTTATCAATACGATTTTGGTAATTTGTATGATACATAGAAACCGCTTGTTTTGATTGACCGCATGAAAAGAGATCACGTGGTAATTGATTATTTTCTGGGAAAACAACCATATTACCCATGACACTAAACAAGAGAGAAGGATGAATTTCAATATGCGTTGTATATTTGTTTTCATAGGAATAATTCATACTAATGAGTGAACCTTCAATTTCCTCTGTGTCAATGTATTCTATAATACATGAATTTCTCTCTAAGAAGGCGTCTACATTTGGTTCCTTTTCTGGAATGTTATACATTTTCTTAGGTTTTATGATCTTACATTTAGTTTCAGTCTTCTTACGATTAATAAACTCGTATCCTCGTGTGATTTGTTTCCACGTTAGGGACTTGACTGGTGTGTCCTCAAACGGTGAATTCTCATAACTAATATGGCCGTCCTTTTTCACATAGAACAAGGGACGAATAAGACGACCACCATCGGTATGGATAATGATTTCATTTCTTCGATAGTCCCAACGTATAGAAGCATCGTGTGGAAGTAAAGAATTACGACGATGAAGTTTGAATTCATCCATTACATGCATGGGTTCTTTGATAATTCCTAACCATCGACCATTTAAGAACACTTTAGTAAAGGATGACATTTCTTGAGGCGAGATTTCATTGAGGAGTTGTAGATTTCTATCTCTCAACCATGGAATAAAGAGAGAAGAAGAACACTGAGAGGAGATACTCGCGATACAAGATAGATGTTTATGAAGACCAATATTTGCTCCGTCGGGTGTATGGATCGGGCATATCATACCCACCTGAGAACTATGTAATAAACGTGGTCCTACTACTTTCGCCGTTCGGTCAAGGGGTAGATTCAATTTGCGTAAATGAGCGACAAACGAGAAAAAGGAAAGACGATTTAAATCTTGAACGATACCCTCCTTTTTAGTATGAGGTGACGCCCCCCAATTCCCTTTAAATCCTTTCATAACACCTTCTTCCACTATTCGATTGGAAAAGAAATTCTGATAATTATTTGATACAAGGGATGTAAAATTATTTTGATAGGTATCTTTATGATAGTAATATTCACTATCGATTTTCACAAAAATATCTTTCAATTGGAGTTTATAATACTCAATAAAGAGGTCATACAAGAGAGAACCCGATAATTCCACTCTCTTATATTTGAAATTATCTCTGTCCGTTGGTTTTTCATCTCCCATATACACTGAGAGCATTCGGAACACCATATATCCTAAATAATATGCCTTGTCGATGAAATTGAGTTCTCCTATATTAGGTAAAAAGTAATCCATCAAAATATGTAATGTCCCCGATATCGTTTTTGACTTTGTGAAGGAAGCAATATATTGTAACGCGTTTTCTTGTGTAAATATTTTATATGAATCATAGACACTCGGTGTAAACGCATCCATATAATGGCTATATTTTTCCAAATCCAACAAACACGTTCTAATAATATCTTTATCAGATTGTATCCCTAAAGCTCTCATCACGATAAAGAGTGGAACTGGTTTTCTCACATTAGGAATAAAGACCACAATTTGACCGTTTTTCTTAGTGGGTGTATCTCTCACCATACGCACTGACAAAGTTCGCGCAGGTTTGGAAGGATCCTCTGATACAGTGCGAATATCCACCGAATGAGTATATACAAGATTTACATCTTCTGTAATACGAATTAAATTGTCTGCGAATTTCTCTTGGCAAACAATAGCCTTCTCTTTTCCATTAATAATGAAATATCCACCTTGGTCACTCTTACATTCTCCTAATTGGAAACGAGTATCTTCTCCGAGAGTAGAGAGAATACACATATCAGAATGAAGCATAATAGGAAAACGACCTAAATAAATATGTTCCAAAGTTTCCTCACTGGTGGTTTTATTTCCGTTTGCGTCTATCATCGTATATTCCACATCGACATCATAATGAATGGTAAAACCATACGTCATATTATTTAAACGAGCAACATTTGGATACATGTATTCCTTCTTGTGTTCATCATTGAGTTCATTATAGACAACTGGTTTTCCGTAGTGTATTTTATCTCCATTTTTACCACCTAAATAAAGAAAACATTGAAGACGATATTCATTCGTATTTGGATCTTGTTCTTTCACTATCTTAATAGGATTATTCTGTTTAAATATTCGAGGAATACCGTTCCACACGAAATCATTATATGAGGATAAATGATGATCGACTAAGAAATGGCTATTTTCTTTGAAATAGGTCTCAATAATATTCCATACAAATGTTTCGTGACTATTCATTTAATATATAATTACATTACAAAATACTATTTATATTTATAATTAGTATTTTAATTTATTCCTCTTTATCAAGAACATCTACACCAGCTTGAACCACATGACCTCCAAGCATAAGCATATATAATCCGATAATGATGAATAACCCAATGAAGGGAAGAAGAACGAGGAACCACGCAAGGTTTGTATATTTGGTTTCACAGAGACCATTCAATACAATCGTCCAAAAGAGAACATAGAGGATCTTTCCAACAAACATTAAAATAGTAGGGAAATTCAAATGACATTTATACAATCCAATACAATATTCATCCGAATTGCCTAAATTTTGAACCCCCATTAAAATAATGGAAAAGAGAGAAATTAACACATAAAAACGAGCTGGACTGCATAGATTATTATATTGTCCTAGGATATTATCCAATACGTTCTTTGCCATAATATATATTTATCCGCAGAAAATAAATTACAACTGAGACACTATATTTCTAGAATTTTCAATATGATGATTAATATCAATAGGATTAATATTGAATGAAGTTTCATGTTGTAGATTCGGTTGATGAAGAACACTTGGATTATGACTGGAAGATAAAGGGTGTCCATTTATACCTGCCATTATTGCTCGAGAACCATGTTCAAGTGTTCGACCAGTAGAAATTAATTGTGAGGGTAATAAGGAAGTTAATCCTCCACCAGTTTGTGTAGGAACATCGGGAACTTCGATTGTATCCAACTTCGCATACATTTGAGGGATAGTTTGTATGTCTGTAGAGTCGCCACCTATAGTCATTTCACTGTTTAAGGCGTGGAAATCGGGGGATAAACTGTAATGAGTTCCACCTTGGACGGGTTCCCATAAATTATTTTTGGGAATGAAATGGGGAATAGGATTGAAGTTTTTAGGGAAAAACTCACCTAAAGTGGAGGAAGCAGTATAAAGAACACCACCAGGAGTATGTTTCCCTCCTCCATGTTGTCGCCTTCCTTGTCTCGTTCTTGGTCGCCTTCCTTGTCTCGTTCTTGGCCTAGTTCGTCGTCCTCTTCTACTTACAGAACGTGATCTTTGTTTTCTTGTCTTAGTTCCCATTATATATTATACCGATAAATTATAATAAAAATACATAAAGAGAAATGGAATTTA